TTTAACGCGCATGTGGTGTATCAGTACGCCAAGGAGCGCCAAGCGATGGGCGTGATTGCGGTGAAGGGCATGGCGCAGAAGGGTAAGCCGCCAATTGGCAAGCCAACAAAAGTGGATTTGAACAGCCAAGGCAAGACGGTGAAGCGCGGGGCGCAGGTGTTTCCGGTGGGTGGCGACACAGTGAAGTCGCTGTTGTTTGCGAGGTTGCGGCACAACGACCCTGGCGCCGGGTATCTGCATTTCTTCCCGACGACACCAAGTGATTACTTTGAGGAGTTGACGGCTGAGAAGCAGGTGATGCGTTTCAAGAATGGCTTCCCTGAGCGTCATTGGGTGAAGCGCCCTAATGCGGCGAATGAGGCGGTGGACGAATTGGTGTACGGCTATGCGGCGTTGCATCGGTTGTACATGGTGTATGACAAGCGGACGATCTGGGATCAAATGGAGCGAAAGCTGGAGGGCGAGCAGAAGCCAGCAGAAGAGCGCAAGCAGATGACACCGCAGCGCAAACGGAGCTTTGTTAGTCAGTGGTAAGCAGGTTTAGACTGCGGGCATGAGGATTCCACAGTCAGCTAGGAATGGCGACACCGTGATTTGGCTGGATGAGCCAACGGTGGACGTATTTGGGCAGGCGATTGACGCGACCACCCATACGTTGATTTATTACCTGCGTGCAAACGCCAGCGCAGCAGCGGAGACGTTGACTGGGACGGTGCAAGGCAGTCAGTGGCGATTTACCTGGGTGGTGAATGAAGCGATCACAGCTCCGACCACCTTTTATTGGCAGGCGGTAGCGACCAAGATCAGCGATTCAAGCAAGACGACGCTTGGCAGTGGCTCACTGACCTTGGAGCCCAGCCTTGCTTATACGGGCACTGCTGCTGCTTATGACGGTCGCAGCCAAGCCGAGAAGGATCTGGAGGCCGTACAAAGTGCTATCAGGACGCTGCTTGCTGGTGGTAGCACTAAGGAGTACCGGATTGGTAATCGCAGCATCAAGAGGTATGACTTGGCGGAGCTGCTGCAGCTTGAGGGTAAGTTGAAGGCTGATGTAGCGCGTGAGAAGCAGGCTGAGATGATTGCCAATGGCCTTGGCAATCCACGCAATATGTTCGTTCGATTTAACGCCTGATCATGGGACTCCGCGACCGCATCCGCCACGCATTTGGCTTTGGTGAACCCAAGGCAGGTTCATTGGATCAAGCCGCGCCGCGCAGGTTGAAGCGGACGTATCAGGGTGCAATTATCAGCAGGTTGACGGCTGATTGGCTGGCAACGCAGACGAGCGCTGATGCAGAGATTCGCACCAGTTTGCGGAAGTTGCGGGATCGTTCCCGCGAAATGGTTCGTAACAATCCTTATGCCAAGCAGGCAAAAAGGACAACGCAGATCAATGTGGTTGGCACTGGAGTTGCGTTGCAGGCGCAGGTGATGCTGCTGCGGGGTAATCGCCGTGATGAGCGCATCAATAAGTTGATTGAGGGTAAATGGAAGACATGGTGCCGCAAGGAGCACTGTGATGTTGCTGGGCGATACAGCTTCCACGACTTGGAGTGGCTGGCTGCTGGAGCATTGCCTGAGAGCGGGGAGGCGTTGTTTCGGATTGTGCGGCGGCCATTTGGTGGATCGACTGTGCCGCTGGCATTGCAGATCCTTGAGGCGGACATGCTGGATGAGGAGTATCAAGGCGGCACGCTGGCGGCTGGTAATGAATGGCGTAATGGCGTTGAGGTGAATGAATGGGGGCGTCCGGTGCGTTACGCGATGTTGACGCGGCATCCGGGTGATTACTGGTTCCAGAACGGCAAGCAGCGAAATGAAAAGCATGTATTCCTGCCGGCGGAGGATGTGATTCATTTGTTCCTGCCGGAGCGGCCAGGGCAAAACCGTGGTGTGCCGTGGTTCCATGCGGTGATGGCTGATGCACACCAGCTGCAGGGGTATGAAGAGGCAGCAGTTATTCGGGCAAGGGCCGGTGCCAGCTTGATGGGTTTTATTACGAATAATGAAGGCGAGCTGACGCCGGATGATATTGAGAACAACCAGCGGATCAGCGAGTTTGAGCCTGGGACGTTTAAGTATCTTGCGCCGGGTGAAAACGTGACGGTGCCGAACATCGACTCACCGGATCAGCAGTTTGAGATGTTTGTGCGCAATAAGGTGCGGCGCTTTGCGTCAGGTTTTGGATGTAGCTACGAGACGCTGAGCCGTGATTTCAGCGAGACCAACTACAGCAGCAGCCGGCTAAGCCTGCTGGAGGATCGTGAGCATTGGCGGGTGGTGCAGAACTACCTGATCGAAAATTTCCACATGCGGGTGTACCGCGAGTGGTTGAACTTGGCGGTGCTAGCTGGTGAGCTGCCATTTCAGGACTATGAGCTACGGCCTGAGCGGTACGACAGCCCGAAGTGGTTGACTCGTGGCTGGAGCTGGGTGGATCCGCTTAAGGAAGTCAAGGCATACCGCGAAGCTGAACAGGCGGGCTACATGACCAAGGCGCAGATCATTGCGCAGTCAGGTGGCGGTGACTTTGATGACAATGTGGCTGAACTAGCGCGTGAGCAGAGCGTTGCTGATGCTGCTGGGGTGAGTTTGGACAAGGATCTGCTGGGGGCAATCCCGCCGCCGCAACCCGCTGCTGAGGAGCAACCATGAGCGCGATGCCAACTCAAGGGATGCGCGAGGAGGCGCGTCGTTATCGAGCGTGGAAGGAAGAAGGCCGCAAGGGTGGCACTGAGGTTGCGGCACGGCGTGCCGGGCAGATTTTGAGCGGTGAAGAACTGAGTGACGAGACGATTGTGACGATGAGCGCATGGTTTGCGCGTCATGAGGTGGATAAGCAGGGACAGGGCTTCAGCCCTGGCGAGGAGGGGTATCCATCACCTGGCAGGGTGGCGTGGGCTGCATGGGGTGGTGACCCTGGTAAAGCCTGGGCAGATAGTCTTGTCGCAAAGATGGATCGCACCATGCAAGAGGAACGCCCTTATCCGAATGAACATGCTGCTCGATTGCGTGATCCTGGGCAGTACGACAGCTTTCGTCGTCGCAATAATGCGGCTGGTGAAGGCGTGGACTTCATTTTTGGCATCAAGGAAGGAGAAGAAGGCGCTGAGCTGCAGGCGATCCGTTTCCGTTTGAGCCAGTTCACGGCTGCAGAAGCGCGTCAGTGGTTGCGTGATCGTGACTACGAGCCGATTGAGTTTGAGGAGGCGACTGGCGAGCGTGAGTTGCGTGCAGCGCCTGACGCGCTCAAGGAGGGTGATTTCGTGTCATGGAACAGTTCTGGTGGTACGGCGCGAGGCCGCATCGAGCATGTGATGCGCGAAGGGGTGCTGGGAGTGCCGGAAAGTAGCTTCAGCATCAATGCAACAGCTGATGATCCGGCTGCATTGATTCGTATCTATAGGCAAGACAGCGATAATGAATGGCAGGAAACGGAGACCCTTGTTGGTCATCGCTTCAGTACGTTGACCAAAATTGAGGCATTGAGGTCTATGGACGACAAACGGGATTACAAAGGCAAGTATCAGCGCACTGAAGCGACGCAGTTTCGCGCCGTTGAAGAGCGTGTGATGGAGTTTCCATTCAGCTCGGAGTATCCGGTTGAGCGTTATTTCGGCAAGGAGGTGCTGAGCCATGAGATGGATGCAGCAATCCTTGAGCGGTTAAATGATGGTGCTCCACTCCTGTTTAACCATGATCCCGATCGCGTATTGGGCGTGGTTGAGCGTGCATGGGTTGATGGGAAGAAGAAGCGTGGCTATGCCAAGGTGCGCTTCAGCCGTAGCAAGGCTGCTCAGGAGATCCTTGATGACGTGCGTGACGGGATTCTGCGTGGCGTGAGCTTTGGTTATTCGATTGATGAGATGGAAGAGCGTGGCGGCGCAATGGTCGCCACGCGCTGGTCTCCTTATGAAATCAGCGTTGTCTCTATTCCCGCTGACCCTACGGTGGGTGTGGGACGTTCACTGATTCCCGAGGAAACTATGCAACCCGAGGAGACTAAGATCGAAACTGAAGTCACTGAATCCGTTGAGGAGGAAGTGCGCAGTCAAGCGGTTTCCGCCGCATCACCCGAACCTGAGGTTCAAATGGAAAACAACACCCCTGATGTGGAGGTGATCCGGTCCAAGGCCGCTGAGGCCGAGCGGAGCCGTATCGCCGCCATCAATGCACTGGGCGAAAAGCACCAGCTGCAAGATCTGGCCCGCGAGTTGATCGAAGGTGGTCGCACCCTCGATGAAGCGCGTGCTGCTGTCCTCGACAAACTCGGCCAAGCCCCCATGGAACAACCTATTCGCTCTCAAGATGTGACTCAGAACGATCTGGGTCTCGACAACAAGGAAGTGAAGCGCTTCAGCTTCATGAAGGCCCTTAACTACCTCGCCAACCCCAGCGATGCCGGCGCTCGCCGTGCCGCTGAGTTTGAGATTGAGGTTGGCAAGGCTGCTGCTGCCAAGTACGAGCGCTCTTCTAACGGCATCGTGGT